TGGCTTGTACGAGAGTACAAAAAACGTGGTGGTACTTACCGAGTGGAGAAAAAACGTGGCAAAAAGTAGCCCAAATCCTAGAGCAAAGGGTGGTTTGACCCGTTGGTTTAAAGAAAATTGGGTAGATGTCAAAACTGGCAAGCCTTGTGGTCGTTCAAAAGGCGAAAAACGGGGCTATCCAGCTTGCCGACCCAGTAAACGTGTCTCAAGTAAGACACCTAAGACTGTCGGAGAGATGTCAGCAGCCGAAAAAGCACGATTTAAGCGCGAAAAAACAAGCAGTAAGAAGATAACTTATCAACATAGACGAAAAAAGAGGAAAAAATAACTGTAAAAGTTGCAGTTTCACGGTAATATAGTGCTATATAGTATATTTCACACAATCATGGCATTTTTTCGTGGTGAAGAAGGCTCTGTATCATTCGATAACGGAACTGGAACAGCAGGAGCTATAGCTTCTACAACAGCTTGGACTCTAGATACAACAAAGGACACATTAGAAACTACTTCTCATGGTGCAACCTCAAGAAGTTTTGTTGGTAGCTTAATTTCTGGTTCTGGCACTGTTGATCTTCTTTATACAGCAACATCTGGAGATGATACTGCTGAAATAATTTCAGATGTACTAACAACAGAAGATGCTGGCGATGCCACATTCAATTTATTTCTGGACACATCAGGAAGTAAAAAATTAAATTTTAACGGAATTATTACAGGAACTTCATTTAGTTCTACTGTCGGAGACATTTCTACAGTATCAGTTAGTTTTGTAACAACTGGTGCTATCACCGCTTCTATCTGATGCCTAAAAAATCTTATTCAGCAAAACAGCGTAAACTTGCTGCTGTTGCTCCACCACGGGATAAGATTACTGCTGCCGACTTGAAAAAGTTACGTTCCAAGAAAAAGAGGAAGAAAAAATGAAAACTTTAACTCAAAGACAGGAAGATGCTTTAGCAAGGCACAAAAAGAAAGGCACTCATACCAGAAAGCACATGGAAGAGATGAAAAAGTTAATGTTAAGAGGTAAAACTTTTACCGAAGCTCATAAAATGACAATGAAAAAGGTGGGAAAATAATGCCACGCAAAAAAGGAGTCAGTTTATCCATAGGAAGAGGCGAAAAGTCTAAGAAGGGAGGGCTGACTGCAAAAGGCAGAGCTAAATATAATCGTGCAACAGGCAGCAACTTACAAGCTCCTGTCACTGAAAAGAATCCGACAGGAAAAAGAGCAGCAAGAAGAAAATCATTCTGTGCCCGTATGAAGGGTATGCCTGGCCCATTGAAAGATAAAAAAGGTCGCCCAACCCGAAAAGCGTTAGCATTAAAAAGATGGAGGTGTTAAATGACTTACGCTGTACCTGGACCAATTAGAACCAATATAATATCATCTACTTCTGTAGGTGGGATAGACAGTCCTTTTACTCGCACAAGGGCTGTCCTCGACATGATGAAAGGTTGGGAAATAATGAAGGCTGTAACCGAAGGAACAGATTACCTCCGAACAAATAGCGAATCATTCTTACCTCTAGAGCCAAGAGAAGATTATGATGCCTACTTAGCTAGAGTAAATCGTGCTGTATTTTCCCCATTTACCCAAAGATTAATCAGAGCAGCCACAGGTCTTGTATTAAGAAAACCAATAACACTTACAGGAGATCCCTATTGGACCGAAATGTTCAAGGCAGATGTAGATGGCAGAAAATCAGATTTAGATGAATACGCTAGAAGATTACTGATGTGCTCTCTCACATACGGCCAAAGTCACATTCTTGTAGATTATCCTGCACCATCAGGAGCAGTAAGTCTCGCAGAAGAACGTCAACAAAATCGCAGACCATACTGGATCGAAGTTGACCCAAACAATCTCTATGGCTGGAGACTAGACAGAGAATCAAACTACGGAAACTTGATACAAGTAAGACTAGGTGAGAAAGCTGTGCTCCCAGATGGACAGTTCGGAGAAAAAGTATTTGACCAAGTAAGAGTAATCGAACCAGGAAGTTACAGGGTATTCCGCAAAAAAGAGCAGATAGAAGAAATGTATGACGTATCAGATGGAAGTTCTGCTGGCAGTTTTGAAGCTGGATCATCTGATAAAGACTATAAACAGGTAGAATCTGGTGAATTTTCTCTTGGTGAAATACCTTTAGTAACAATTTATTCTGGAAAAACTGATAATTTAGTAAGTAAACCACCTTTACTTGATATTGCATATCTAAATCTTGCACATTTTCAAAGACAGGCTGATTTAATTCATAGTTTGCACGTTGCATCTCAACCAATGCTTGTAATGGAAGGATATGACGATCAGACAAAAGACCTTGCTATTAGCGTAAACTACGCAATGGCAACTCAACCTGGTAACAAAATTTACTATGTTGAACCAGCTTCAAGTGCTTTTGATGCCCAATCAGCAGAAATAAAGGAGCTACAAATGCAGATGGCTACTTTAGGAATCAGTACATTATCACAACAGAAGTTTGTTGCAGAATCAGCAGATGCCCGTAGGCTAGATCGTGTGGATACCAATTCTATGCTCGCAATGGTTTCTATGGAGCTAGAGCAAAAACTACAAAAAGCCTTCAATCTCTCAGCCGAATATGTTGGAATCGAACCACCAGAAGTAAAAATTAGTAGAGATTTTGATATTGAAAGATTAATTGGTCAAGATATTACAGCTTTAACATCTCTATTCGATCAACAAGTCATTGATAGAGAGGAATTTAGAGATATTTTGGTTCAAGGTGAAGTATTACCATCAGCAAATGAGGCCAAATCCGAATAGTTTGATACAATAGTATATAAGTACATCTTTATTATGGCTAAATCTTTAGACCATGTTCTGCAACCTGACGGAACTTATAAATGGGAAGAAGTAGAACTTAAACATTCAACTGCACCAGTTGAAGCCTGTCCTGCTCCTGAACCAAAAGCTACTAAGAAAAAAGTTGCTAAAAAGAAAACTACCAGCCCATTATCTGACTAATTCATGGCAATCGAAGAAAAAGTAATTCAGCCTGATTCTGTGACTCCTGCTGAACAGCCCGTGGCTGACACTCCTTCACAACCACAAGCACCTGATCTTAGTTCTGTAAAAGCAGAATACGAAGCAAAACTAGCTGCTGCTCGTAAAGAGGCTGCTGAAGCAGAAGAAAAATTTAAGGGCATCAAGGGAAAACTAGATGATGTCTATAAACAAAAAGAAGAAAAACGAACCAAAGATTTAGAAGAACAGGGTCAGTGGAAAACTCTTTGGGAAGAAGCTAACAAGACAGCCCAAGATAAAGAACAGCAGATAATATCTTTATCTCAACAACTTGAGGATATGAAAAATTCTCACGAATTAGCTTCTACAAAACAAACAGCACTCGCAGCTATAAGCAATCAAGGAGTTATAAATGCAGAGCAAATGCTCTCATTGTTACAAGGAAAGTTACAAAAGAACGCTGAAGGAAAAGTTGTAGTTTTAAACGGCGGTGTAGAGCAGGATCTCAATTCGTATCTCACGAGTCTCAAAAACCCTGGCAGTGGTTACGAGCATCATTTCAAGCCAAGTTCAGCAGCAGGAATGGGTGCTAGACCTAGCCCCGTAGCAAATGCTGGTGGAGGACCTGTAAACCCTTGGAAAACGGGCAATCTCACACAACAAATGCTACTATTA